CAGTCTTCAGCGTGTACTTGAAGGCAAGCCGTTTATGTTGAAGAAAAAGGGTGAATTGATTACGCCTGCTCCCGGTTTCACGGTGTTTGCTACTGCGAATACTAAGGGCAAGGGCTCTGATGACGGTCGTTATATGTTCACCAATGTATTGAATGAAGCGTTTCTTGAGCGTTTTCGCAATACGATGGAACAAGAATGGCCTCCGGTTGCTACTGAACGCAAGATTATCCGTAAGGAACTTGTTTCGGTTGGCCGTGAAGATGAAGATTTCGCCGATAAGCTTGTAACTTGGGCTGATGTTATTCGCAAGACCTTCGCCGATGGCGGTTGTGATGAAGTGATTTCTACACGCCGTTTGGTTCATATTGTTGAAACCTTCGGTATCTTCGGTGATAAGATGAAGGCAATTCGTATGTGCTTAAATCGCTTTGATGATGACACCAAGGCATCTTTCCTTGACCTGTACACTAAGGTTGATTCTGGTGCTTCGGCAGAACAAATTCTTACCCCTGCACCTGCTGTAACGGCAAATACACCTGACGAAGAAATTCCGTTCTAAACATTTACCTGTATAACGCTTGACACAGAGTAAAATCTGTGTCATAATTCTATTCTGATTTGAGAGAAAGATCGCCTCTCAAATTTTTGTAATAAGTGCGATCAAATTTGGAGAACTTTGTAATGACGACTAAAGAAAAAGTCTTTAACTACCTGTCTAAGGACAGCACCCGCAACACCCTCACCTCTGCTCGTATGCAGAGCCTCTTCGGTGTTCGCAATCCTTCCGCAACCATCAATGAGCTTCGCAATGAAGGTCACGCAATCTACTTGAACACCCGTGTAACTTCTAGCGGTGAAAAGGTTGCTTTCTATCGCCTTGGCACTCCTACCAAGCGCATGGTTGCTGCTGGCATCCAAGCCCTCCGTTCTCAAGGACAGCGTGCTTTTGCCTAAACTTTAAAAGAGTTTTAGGCTAAGGAGAGATATATAATTATGTCTCTCCTTTTTTTTATCTTATGGGTGCATTATGGAAATACAAGTCAAACTTGATGAATTGAGAAAAAATAAACTGTTTATTGCTACGCCAATGTATGGCGGTATGGCTCACGGCTTGTATGTTAAATCATGCCTTGACCTACAAGCAATGATGAGTAAGTACGGTATTGAAACGAAATTCTCGTTTCTTTTCAATGAATCGCTTATCACTCGAGCACGAAACTATCTTGTTGATGAATTTTTGAGGACCGATTATACACACATGTTGTTTATCGATTCTGATATCCACTTCAACGCACAAGATGTGGTTGCTCTGATGGCACTAGATAAAGATGTTATCGGTGGACCATATCCCAAGAAAGCCATTAATTGGCGAAATGTTGTTGAAGCTGCACGAAAGCATCCTGACCTAGAACCAAAAGAACTTGAAAAGTTGGTTGGTGAGTATGTTTTCAATGTTGTTAAGGGAACTAAACAATTCTCTGTGACTGAACCTCTTGAAGTTATGGAAATTGGAACTGGTTATATGATGATTAAACGGCATGTTTTCGATAAAATGAAAGATGCTTATCCTATGATTCATTATAAGCCAGATCATGTTGGTCAAGCTAACTTTGACGGCACCAGGTACATTCACGCATACTTTGATACTGTGATTGATGCCAAAGGTAGTATCACAGATGGTGGAACAGACCGTTATCTAAGTGAAGATTATATGTTCTGCCAAATGTGGCGTAAAATTGGCGGTCAAATCTTCTTGTGTCCTTGGATGAAGACGCAACACGTAGGCAGTTATGCGTTCACTGGTGATATGCCTGCTGTTGCAAATTACGCAGGTAAACTATGAGACTTATTGATTACAAATATAGCGAAGACCGTTTGCTAGAAGAACTCCGTCATTATATCAATGACACTTATAGTGAGCATTACTCGCAAAACAAATTTCAGGCAACTGAATTTATTATGGACTCCGGCCACGGAGAGGGATTTTGTATTGGCAATATTCTAAAGTATGCACAAAGGTATGGCAAAAAAGACGGTTATAACCGCAAAGACCTGCTGAAAGTGTTACACTATGGAATTATGGCTCTACATAATCACGACATGACTAAAGGATTAGATAATGAAACTCTCAAGTGAAACAATTAGTGTATTGAAAAATTTTGGCAGCATCAACCCTGGAATCTTTCTGAAGAAGGGTAAGACGGTCAAGACTGTATCTGCTCATAAGAATATTCTGGCACAGGCCACCATTCCCGATGAAATTCCTGCTGACTTTGGGATTTATGACCTCAATGAATTTCTTTCTGTGGTTTCACTACACAAAGATGATTTGAATCTTGAATTTGATTCGAAAAATGTGGTTATTTCTGGTCTCAAAGGTCGAAGCAAAATCAAGTATCGTTCTTGCGATTCTACAATGATCGTTATTCCTCCCGATAAGAGTTTGCAAGTTCCGAGTCCTGAGATTTCTTTCGAGTTGTCTGCTGAAGATTTTCGATGGATTCTTGATGCGGCTAATGTACTTGGCAGTCCACAAATCTCTGTTGAATCTGATGGCACCAAAGTAACATTGAATACTCTTGATGTTGCAAATGATGCTGCACACACAGAGTCTTTGGAATTGGCTGTTAATGCTGCTGGTAATAAGTACAAGATGGTATTCAAGACTGAAAACATTTCTAAGATTCTTCCTGGTTCTTATGATGTTCAAATCTCTTCTAAGGGAATCTCACACTTTAAGAACAAGAAGGGTGTTGTTGAATATTGGATTACCAATGAAGTTGGTTCTACATTTCAAAAGGCCTAATTATGATTTCTTTTGTTGATGCAGAAACAAAAACTGAAGTCTATGTAAATCCGGATACTGTAAAATGTGTTAGAGAAAGTAGACTTGGTACTAGAGTCCAGTTTGTTGATGACACATATGTAATTGTTGTTGATGATTTGAAGACTTGTGTTGGTAAGTTGACTAAGAAAACTGCCAAATAATATTATGTTTAAAGTGAGGAATTTTTATTATGGATCATCTTCTTTGGGTGGAGTCTCACAGGCCGAAAACAATTCAGGACTGTATTCTACCGGACCGTCTAAAGAAGCCGTTTCAGGAGTATGTCAACCAAAAAAATATTCCGAATCTGCTTCTAGCTGGTGGCCCAGGCGTAGGCAAGACCACAGTGGCGAAAGCCATGTGCAACGAAATCGGTTGCGACTATCTCGTAATCAATGGCTCTGATGAGTCTGGTATCGACACATTTCGTGTCAAAATCAAAAACTATGCTTCATCTGTTTCGCTGAGTGGCGGCCGTAAGGTCATCATCATTGATGAAGCTGATTATCTAAATCCTAATTCCACACAACCTGCTCTACGAAATGCAATCGAAGAATTTGCATCTAATTGCTCGTTCATTTTTACATGCAATTATAAGAATCGCATTATTGAGCCTCTTCATTCTCGTTGTGCAGTTATTGATTTCGGACTGAAGAACAATGAAAAGGCTCAGATGGCCAAAGACTTCTTTGGTCGTATCAAGTCTATTTTGCAAAGTGAATCGGTTGACTATGATGACAAGGTTATTGCAGAACTAGTTAAGAAACATTTTCCGGATTTTCGGCGTGTCATTAATGAACTGCAACGCTATTCGCAATTTGGAAAAATTGATTCTGGCATTCTCGCACAGATTGCTAATGTTTCAATCTCCGAAATTGTGAAACATATGAAAGAGAAGGACTTTGGTTCGATTCGCAAATGGGTTGCCTCTGGCGAATATGATGCAAACACCGTGTTTCGCCAAGTCTATGATGCACTTTATGATATTCTAAAGCCTCAGTCTATTCCACAGGCAGTTTTGATTCTAGCTGACTATCAGTACAAACAAGCATTTGTTGCTGATGGTGAAATTAATCTTGTTGCTTGTCTTGTTGAATTGATGGTGAATTGTGAGTTTGCATGAGCGAAGAAATAGATAATTTGATGCGTAGAGTTCGTGCATCTGCTACAAGAACTACCGGACGAAAAAGAAAAAGAGATTTCGATAGAAAGTATAATTCTTTTAAAACTGATTTTGATAGAAAAGAGGATCCTTCTACCATGTTGGAAGAAGTAACACAAACACAGACCGAATATTTTCTGAGCGCTTCATCTTTGAATGATCATTACATTTCAAAGCTCATGTCGAAGCGCATTGATTTTGGATTGAATACTATAACCCATAAAGAAAATCTCATTTGTGATGTGGACAAGTGGGTCGATTTTGTTCGTTCAACTGCAATC